TTGATCCATAAATCCCCCTAGGCATCAAAATTGCCGATAACCTCTGCGTATTCTACACGTTTACAAACTTCTATCAACAACTTCCCCGTAACAATACAGATTGTGCAAATGGCGGGTGTATATCTGGCATACCCAACCCACCATCCCTTTCTGTAAGTCCAGCTATCCACTTGGTACCCCATTTCTAGCAGTTTCTGTATACCTTCTTTTGGTGGCTTCATTTAAATGGTCTCCATTCAGTGGTTAGCCATACCGCATCTACCCCCATGTCTGGCAATGTTGGCATGGATTCATGTCGATAGTAAGCAGACCACGTCCACTGTGAATTTAGCTCCTTTTTCAATCCTATCGAAAATGCACCGAGGTAAGGTGAAGCATTATTGCGATCATAAATGTGATATTCCCCCCGAGGCGGGGCAACAACACGTTGATACCCCCCTTCGACAGTTATAAAAAAGCTTGAAAGACAAATGACGCTAAAGCAATCCATGACTAATCCTCCTTTATGGTACGCAACGTATTGACTAATACGACATTATCTTCTGAATGTAGATATTTTCGAACCCTCCACAATTTATCTTTTGACTCTAAGTTTATTGAGTATGCTGCATTTTCCCCTAAATCCCCAGATTGAATAAGCAAGCTAACTGAGGCAGCAAAATCCCCTAGTTCCCGAATAAGCTGCGCACGATTATCGAAATTTGGGCATTTGGGGTGATAGGATAGATAACCGTGTCTAATTATTTTCTGTGCAGCATGGATAACCTCCGAAGCTTCTTCAACCAGCAAAGCAATCCGTTCAACTTGGGCTAGTGTTAGCTTGTTCATTTTCCACTACTTATTACGTAAAACCAAGGACCTCTACCGCAACTTGGACACATATGCATATTGGCGCGATACTTATTTGAAACGTTGCGTATACCTTCATGTGTCCAAGTGTGTCCGCAGCCATACCCAAGTATTTTTCCTGTCGCCGTTGTTCCACAGGAATGTTCATGTGGCTGCTCAGGATCTTGGGTGAAGTCTTCCATGGTTATTTACCTAAATATCCTTCATGGCAAATCGTTCAATAAATTCTATTGCCAATTGGATGTGAACCTTAGCGTCCTCCATTGTCTGTCTATCCTTTTGCCCCTGGATAGTAGTGGGGGAAGTCACATGCACCATGTTGTGTACATACCCGAGTGCGCTACTAAGATGCCCCACTGCAATCCATGCTATGGCGGGCACTTGGTCAGAGGTCACACGGCTCATGCGAAATACCCATGTCGAGCCTTGAACGCCAACCGACGCGCACACTCCTTGACGCCGTTCGGGCTATGGTGACTTGTGCTTCTACTGCCCCAACCTCTATGGCTGGTCAGCTGGCGCCGGGCTGTGTTGCTCAGCCGTGCAAGGGGAATCCCACCAAAAATATGGCGATGGCTGGCGAAAATCGCAGCGCTAAAGAGCTTACCAAGGTTCATACGCTACTCCGACAGGTTGTGGAAACGCCCAGCCAGTATGCCGCTCTAACCCCTTCCATGCAATGGTGCACCGTATTGTTCCCCTAAATCTACTGGCGCATACTTACCCACCAGCCCCACAATAAAGTCAGCGGGCTATCACGGAGTAAAGATGGCAACCATTCTACCCTTTCCGCCCGTGCGGAAGTATAGATTGACCAACGTAATAGAATCACCATTTATAAAATCTGACTCGCCCCATAACCGCGATTTCGCGGTAGAAGACCTAGCCCGCAGCGGCTTGACAATAGAACAAATAGACGCCGGCGTTCACCCCACCATGCGTATTGGGGATAAAGCGCTTGCCGGCTACACCATCCCCTACTACGGACTAGACGGTCAGCCTATTTGCGATGCAGATGGTGGCTTGGTCATGTACCGCGTTCGCCTTAAGCATCCGGAGTTTAGTCGTGAATCACGATATACCCAGCCGTCCGCAGAAACACTTGCGAAATATAATCTTCCACCGACTGTCCCTTATTTCCATCCGCTATCATTTACAAATGAAGGCAAAGAAGTTGTGGTATGTGAGGGTGAGAAGAAGACTGCCGCTCTGCTGCATCGGTTGGGGCTACCAGCATTCGGCATTGGTGGATGTCAAATGTGGCGGGCGCCCGGTGGATCGGGAGGTGTACATCCCTGGATCATGGGATACCTTAAGAAGCGTGGCATTTTATCGGTGCGAATTGTCCCAGACGGCGATGTATTCAGGTACGACATCTGTAATGCATACGGAACCTTCGCACGGGCACTGGAATCAGAAGGGATCACAGTCACTATCGTTAACCCTGCCGGAAAAATTGATGACTTACTTCTGGAATGGGGTGCAGAAGCAAGTGAACGTTTCAGTCAACTGGAAAGCATTCCGCTTAACGATCTCGTTCAATCCCCCGCTTCCCTTATCGCCAAGTTCGGGCTTGCGTTTAAGGTTGATACCAAAGACCGGCCAATTGTCTATCAACACAGTTCCAACGTTACGAAAATCCTTGAGCAACACCGAGGGGCATTTCCGGAAATCTGGCGAAATACTGACACTAACACTTTGATGTTTGGGGACAAGGAAGCTCGGCCTGATTTAACGGAAGTTGAGGTCACAAATTATTTCCAGCATAATTTGGGATTTTTCAACGTTAAGTCTTGGGAAGTCTTGAAGTGCATGGTGGCTCAGGGCAAGAAAAATGAACGAAGCCCGTTTCTTCAATACATTCAATCCCAAATATGGGACGGCAAACCACGGCTGGAAACATGGTTTCAGGAACTATGGGGAATACCAGACAGCGAATATGTACGGGAGGTGGGGCGCAAGTGGATGGTCAGCTCCTGTGCTCGGCTAGATAAACCCGGAACAAAGATAGATTGGATGTTAATTATCATTGGGGGTATGGGTATCGGTAAGACAAGCATGCCCAACGTGTTGTTTCGTTCAAATTATCAACCCATTTATGGAGAGCATAGTGACAAAGACCTCCACCAACTCATGCACTCTAAGCTCTGTATTGGATTTGATGAACTCGATTCCTTCGGAAAACGCGAAAGTTCGATGCTTCGCGCCCTTATCACCCAATCAACTGATTCATTTCGGCCACCGTACGGAACGTCAGTTGAAATATTCCCTCGACGGTTTGTCCTTTACGGCTGTGGAAATAAACGGGTCTTCCTACATGATACTGATGGCCAAAGACGTTACAGCATTTTGGACGCGGGGCAGCGTAAACTCAACTTTGCGGGATTAGAAGAAATTAGAGCTCAGCTATGGGCTGAAGCTTGGCACTTATACACCGGAGGAGGGCTGCGTTACTGGGAAGTTGAGGGAAATGCAGAGAATGCCCATCAGTATGAAATTCCTAATCCCATGCAAGAAGCGGTGGACGCATTTCTTTATGGACAGGCAGCGGCGAAGTATGCTAAGAAAAATGCCAACGATCCAGTCTATTTTCTTATGTCACAAGTACTGCAACATTTAGATATTGGGAAGGTTGGTCCAAATTCTACCCAAGTGCGGGATATAGCGGAATTTTTAGTCAAGGCGGGCTGTATTCGCCCTGATCGTTCAGGTTGTCGACATCCTGAAACAAAAGAATTGCAGAAATGGTGGATCTGGCAACCACCGCTTGCATCTAATTAGTTTGAATGCTACGCGGGCGGGCGCGCATATTCATAAGGTGTGACTAAATAGAAGTTGCAAATCACCTAGCTGATTGCTATGCTTCTAACTAGGGCAACACCCTGCCCTTCATAGGAGTAAATCAGGTGAAAGATTACAACATGCAACCGCCAGGGTTCCCACCTGAATGGGCTATGTCATCTGGATGTGACTTAGTTGCTGCAGACATTTTCATTTACGAAAATCGTTTAAATACGTGGGGCCACATGGTTATGGCAGATCGTGAAGCCGCTATTTCTATTTCCAGCAAGTTTCGTGAAATTGCCATTGGTGACAATGTAGTTGCACAGTACGTAAAGTGTCGCGTGGAACGGGCCATCAAGTTTGGCTGGGACATGCTTCCAAACGAAATTTATTAGGAGGTTTTATGAAAGCACAAATTATTCAAGGTCCTGATCAAATTGCTTTGGCACGGCTGATGGTGCTCAAACAAGCGGTAAAGCTTGAATCCGTTGGGATGAAGCACAGCAGCGGCAAGAGCATGCGCAAGATGGCAGCAGTTGAACTTGGGTATGGCCCCCAAACTGGCATTGACACCGTCATCGGCGCGTTGGAGCGTGAAATTAACCGACAGCTGAAGGCGGGAGGTTAGTATGAAACTTTATGAACTACCGATATTGATGGAATGCTTCTACCAAACTCAAGCCGACAAGGGGCTCTACCTTGGACAAAAGCCATGGGCCATCAATCGCTACGCAGAAATACCAAGCGACTGGCAGCAAGAATTCATGCGCTGTGAACAACTTTTGGGATGGCTCTCTGGGCTTAGTTTGTCCGCCTTGTTTTCGGAGGATGAAGAGCCGCCCCGTTGGTATGGTGGGGAAGAGGGTCCGCCTGAAGACATGGCTTTGACCATGGTTTGGGGCGGGTGCGACGACAGTGCAGAAGAGGTGCTGGCCAAGGCGTGCCATAGTGATGCGGATTACAAGATTGCAGCAGAAGTTTTGGATTTACTAAATGACTTTTTTGATGGTGCGGAAGGCAGTCGCCATGATGAATTGCAGAAGTTATTTGTTGAAAAGAGGTAGTATCAACGATGAATATTTATGAACGGGCAGAAAAAGGCGCAAAGTTGTTGGATGAAAAAGTTCCAGGCTGGGCCGCCATTATCGATCTCGAAAAACTTAAAATGGATAGTATGCGCGAGTGCGTGCTCGGGCAAATATTCGGCCATTTCCTGGAAGGACAGGCTTTCTTGTTTGGCCGGGATTGGCCTGATTATAATGATGATGCTCGCAGCCATGGATTTTACCCACATTTTACCGAAGTTGGGGTGCCGGTTGAATCACTTTTGGAAATTGATGAAATGAAAAATGAAATTTGGACGAACTTTATTCTAAGGCGGAGATAGATTTATGCGCTTTGAAGTAGTTGAGGTCACCCCTGCCTTGGCAGCGGACCTTCTAAGCAGAAATTATCCGGAAAATAGGGAGCTACGGGAACATAAATGCGCCCATCTTGCCAGGGCGATAGACAGTGGCAAGTTCCTTCTAACCCATCAGGCAATTGCGGTGAGTCCGGTGCCCGAACGTTGGCTGTTGGACGGCCAGCATCGGCTGCGGTCCATTATCCTGGCCAACCGGGCGGTTAAGCTTGTCGTGGCTTGGGACGTCCCCGTGGAGGCGTATTCTGTCTTGGATAGTGGTATGTCCCGCACCATTTCTGAGCGGCTAAAGAAGCCGCGCAGGGAAGTCAGCATTTGTACGACTTTATTCCGGCTGATGGTAGGCCGCAAAGTGCCGCACGAATTTGAAATAGAGCTAATGCTTGAGGTATTCGGCCCTGCCATGGCCCAATTCAACGCTGTACAGAAAACCAAGAGCACGCCCCTCGACAGTTCGCCCTACAGCTCCGCCATTACCCTCCGCCTGTCGGGGATGATGGTTAAGAAGAAGCATGCGGCAGTAGAAGAAGTAAGGAAAAATCTAGATGCTCTTCGGAAGGGAAAGGTAGAAGATCTGCCCCCCATTCTTCGTGCATTCTACCGCCAAATGCATGAAGGTATTCGGGTTGACCGGCTGGGGGCGGGGCCAGAAATGGACAAATTCTGCCGGGCATGGCAGGCGTTCGACCCTGAACGGGAGCGGGCTACAACCCTTCAAGTACACGACCATGCGGGAATGCTAAAAGAAGCCAGGGGCGTATTCAGCAAAATTGCACAGGATATATTTGATGTATGAAATTTAAATGGTACGAAAAATTGATATTTGCTGTGACCGTTGTGGCGGTACTGGGAAGCTTGACCATTTGCGGGCTTTACGATTGCCCCGTACCGCAGTTTGATCGGCCGGCTGTGTCACCTCAACGTATTCATCCGACTGTATGGAGGAGGTACAGCCGGCCGATCAGACGGCGGTGAGGAAAGTGTTGTTTGCGCACAACGCAACCAATGTGTAACTAATGAAACTGATATTGGTTACAAAAAAGTTGTTTAAAATTAGCGGGTTGGGCCGGTGAAACTAATGTAACCAATAAGTAGGGGTAAAAACTTTTTAATAAAAATTTATAGGTGTCATTGATAATATTTACTTAACTTGGTTAATATTTACTTAACGCACTATATATTTGGTGTTTTTACTAGGGGTTTACAAAACGTTGGTTACATTGGCTTCATTGGGTACAAACGGCCTTTTTGCACCCCTTTGGTGCACATTTGGCCCCTGGCCCCAGGTGTTCGCTCCGAGGCGCAAAACCCTCAAAAACGCTCAAATCGGAGCAACTTCGGAGCTCTTGCAAAAGATTGGCCCGAGTGGTATAACCCAAAATATTCCGATTTACCGATTTGCAGCGATACAATACGCAATTGCTTTGAGCAATTAATGCAACAAAAAGCCCCCGCAAGTTCGCACCTGCGGGGGCTATCGGCCTGGGGGTCTAGTAGGCGTCAGGGTCGTTGTTCACCAACTCCAGTATGCCCGCTGCGGCCAAGGGACTTAGGGTGCCGTAGGGTACCCAGCAACCAGATAAATGCTGGTATTCCAGTACCAGTTCTACCAAGTGCGGGTCTGCACTGCCCCAGTCCCCATCTACTGTCAACACCAATCGTTGCTTTGCCATGGCGCTCACCCTATGGTCACAATGCCCGCTCGCTTAAACCAGCTCAACCGGCTTTCCGGGGTTTTCGCTTGCCCACACTTCGTGCTGCGCGCCGTGTAGTGGCTGGCAGGCTTCGCCTTGCCCTGCGCCACAAAGTCAGCTACCGGCTTGCCGTCGTACTGGCACAGCAGTTTGTACCATTCGCCCCGTCCGCCCCGTAGCGTCAGCCCCTGTTTCACTCGCAGTACCGGCCCCTTGGGCGCCTGCTCGGGCAGCTGGGCCGCCAATTCGGTTGCCGTACGTTCCGGACTATCAGTGGGGGGCGGCAGTGGTTCATCGTTACGCTCTAACTGCACCGCATTTGTCAATGCGGGCGCGGCCACCAGGGCGGCCAGTTCTGCTACCTGCCGTTTGTTTAAACGCTTAGCCATGATAAATACCCCTAAGATTTAAAGCCACCAGAATACCTTGCGCGACCAGTTTGCCCAACGATAAACCCGAATTAGCGGACGGGCTTGCACCCGATACCGACTGTAGGGTTGGCGGACAATGTAGCGCATGGGGGCGGCCTTGGTGACAGCCCGCGCGGTAGTGCCGGGCCACGTAGTTATAGTACTAGGCCCACAGATAAAAGTGTAGCGTTTCTTTCACTTTCTTTGCAACTTTGTTTCGTACTCTTGGCATGCCGCTTGCCATGCAAGTCTAGTGCCAGCCAAGGTGATGGCATGGTACTTGCCATGCAAGTCCTGTGCCAACTCGTATACAGCAAACTCCCCCGCGAGTGGTTTTAAAACAACATTCAAGTCGGTCGGATCATCCCACGCATCTATTTTTGACTGTTTCAAGAGTATGAATTGACGCTTGTCAAGTACACTCCTGTACGCGTACACTAGGCTCCTATGGAAACCCTGCCAGCAGAAGTTTTTGACGACGGCATCCGCTTCCCCTCGCTACCCCTCAGTGAGGATGGGCAGATAGCCCGTCGGGTTAACAGTGAGCGACGTCGTGATGTCAAACCACTGAAGTTTCGTAAGGATGCTTTTCTCACAGGTGTTGCGAATGTTTACGAGGAGCTGGGTGGGGAAGCGCGCCTCGCCATGTGGGCAGATGCGCACTACGGGGAATTCATTACGAAGGTCGTAGCTAAGACTCTTCCCCAGGCAATCAATCACATGGCTGTTCACGCCAGTGGCCCGGTACAGATCGTATGTTCTATTGGGGAATCAGCTTTAGATCAAGCTGATCCTATATCTTCTGATGGTAAGGTAATTGAAGGAACAAAGTAATGAATATTCGTACGCTATACGATGATCTGGGCAATGTGAGTGGATACTGGGATGATGACAAGAATTGTTGGTGCCCCCCGCCCCCTATTACTCCAGAGCTGGTTGTTGTAGATAATGTTGATCTAACTACACTGACTAAGGACGAACTCAAGAGGCTTCTAATTCAGCGTAATATTGAATTCAGTCCAAAGGACAATAAGGATGACCTTATCCGCCGATTTGGTCCGGTGGAGTGAGCGGTGTTGAGGAAGCGGTTGACGATGGCGTAATACGAATACCGTACACGCCCCGGAAGGAATTCCTACACTTTCATCAGAGAAATCAGCGATTTGCATGCATGGTCGCCCATCGGCGGGCGGGTAAGACGGTTGCGTGCATAAATGAACTCGTAGCCCGGGCCGTTTACTCTAAGAAGAAGCGGCCACGGTACGGTTATATCGGTCCCCAGTTGAAGCAGGCGAAAAAGATTGCGTGGGAATACCTGAAGGAGTACACGCAAGGTCTTACTTCAAAGATTAGCGAAAGTGACCTCTATGTTGTACTCAAGCACAATGGAGCTGAGATATGCGTCTACGGGGCGGATAATCCAGATTCGTTTCGTGGTCAGTACTTTGATGGCGTCATTCTTGACGAGTATGGTGATATGTCTCCGAGCCTGTGGGGGCGGGTTATCCTACCAACGTTGGCCGATAGACGTGGCTGGGCGGTCTTTATTGGTACTTTCAAGGGGAAGAACCACTTTTACCAGATCTATAGACGTTCCCAGGGACTTGATATGCAGCCCGGCGAGGATCCGGAGTACTTTCGGAGGACGTGGTTTAACTTCCTTTTGGATATCGATCATTCCACGTGCCTTTCAGAAGAAGAGAAAATAATACAACGAGCGGAGGTGGATGACGAGGATTGGGAGCAGGAATTCAAGTGCAATCCCAATGCAGCCATCAAGGGTACGTATTATGCAAAGATCATCTCTACACTGGAGGCTAAGGGCCAAATCAACACGATCAAAGCCCTGTGGGACTCAGACTTTCCAGTCGATGTATATGCCGACTTGGGTAAATCCGATTCTACCCCCTTCTGGTTCCACCAGCGTCGCCCCGATGGACATGCATTGGTGGACTACGAAGAACATCATGGGAAGGAGCTCGATTTTTACTTTGACCTCTTGCGACAGAAGCCGTACAGGTACGGTACTATCCACCTTCCTCACGACGCTAAGGCTCAAACTTTGGCGGCAAAGCGAACAACCATCCAACAGTTTTTGGACGTGGACTCCAACGAAGATACGAAATTCGCTCGTTTTGACGCGTCTGTTCAGGGAACCATTATTCGGATTCTACCTCGGCTTGGGGTTCAAGACGGAATCAATGCTTCAAGAAAAATCCTCCATACGTGCTGGTTCTCCCCTAAGTGTGCGGACGGTATTGAGGCACTTCGCGCTTATGCGCGCGAATGGGATGAAGACAACAAGATATTTCGTGACAAACCCAATCATAATTGGGCGTCAAATGGCGCGGATGCATTCAGGTACTTTGCGACAACAGCAGAGGGCCTCGGGAAGGTTCAGACGTATGCTGAGGAACAGGCATCTGGACGACGAATAATTGTACCACAAATCAAGCTCGATGAACTTTTCGCGTTCCGCGAGCGTCACCTTAGTTTACGGCGAGGCCGCGTATGAGCAAGAAATCAACACAAAAGAGCACACCCAAGAAAAAGGGTGAGTTTCCGAAGACACCGCAGGGTCAATATAAGCGTTGGAACGCGGAATTCGCTGCGGCGCGGCCTAAAGTTAAGAAATGGCATAAAGAGGGTGATAAAACGGTTCGGGAATATCTCGGCAAACTTGCGACCAGCCCGCCAGACGAAGGCGGCATTGAGGACATGAACTTTAAACTCAATCTTTTCCATTCCAACGTTTCCACTCTAATGGCGATGCTGTACGGGAATACGCCGAAGGTTGAGGTTGACCGTTCATTTGCCGATGCAAAGGATGATGTTGGTCGGGTTGCATCGATGATGGCGTCCAGAATTCTTAACCAAGACATCCAATCTCCAGGTGCTACGGTCATAAACGTCTTGCGGCAGGCGCTTGAGGATCGGCTGTTACCGGGGATGGGCTCCGCTCGCTGTAAATACGACTATACATCCAAGACAAAGTTGACCCCTGCGATATTGGATCCAGAAACGGGGGAAGAATTGGCGCCGGAGGTGGAAGAAGAGGAGATTACTAAGGAATGGGTAGACATTATCTACACTCATTGGAAGGACATACTGTGGAGTCCTTGCCGTACGTACGATGAATTGCGTTGGAAGGCATATCGTTCGTACATGTACTTCCCAGAATTGGAGAAACGGTTTGGCGAGGAAATGGCAAAACGGATTCCTCTTGCCTCCAAAGGTCCATTTAACCCATCAGACACCGATTCCAGGGATGAAGATGCAGATCCCAGGCAGCAAGCTGAGGTTTGGGAGATATGGAGTAAGGAAGATAAGAAGTGCTACTGGTACGTGGAGGGGTTTACTGAGATTTTGGACGAACAAACTGATCCAATGGGGCTTAATCAATTTTGGCCTGATCCCCCGCCGATGATTGCCAACACTACGACGTCTAAATGGATGCCGCGCAGTGATTATTCAATTGCTCAAGATCTATATATTCAGATTAACGAACTTGAAACTCGGTTGGCCATTCTTACCCGCGCGTGCAAACTCGTAGGTGTATACGATAAATCTCAAGAAGGCATTAAGCGGATATTTAACGAAGGTTTGGAGAATGATCTTATTCCAGTAGATGCCTGGGCCGCGTTTGCGGAGAAAGGCGGTCTTAAAGGGATGATTGATTGGATTCCGCTTGAATCTGTGATAACCACAATTGAGCAACTTCAGCAGCGGCAGTCGGCCAAGATGCAGCAGCTCTACGAAGTTACAGGTATGTCTGATATCTTGCGCGGGGTGGCTCAGAAATACGAGGCAGCGGCCACCAGTGAGACGAAGGCACAGTTTGCGAGTATTCGTGTTCAAGCTCTTCAGGATGAATTTGCGCGATTTGCGGGGGATCTACAGAGTATTAAACTTGAAATCATGCAGCGGCATTTCGATCCCTACTGTTTTATTCAGCAAAGCAATATAGAGAATACTGCAGACGCGGAATATGCGGAACAGGCTATTCAACTTTTACAGGATCCTGATGCAGCTCGGTGGCGCGTTAAAGTTCGACCAGAAACCCTTGCTCAAGCAGATTATGCTCAGCTTAAGCAAACTCGTGGGGAGTTTATCAATGGCGTGTCAACATTTATGCAATCTGCTGCGCCTTTAGCTCAACTTGATAAAGCCATCGTACCTACCTTGCTGGAACTTCTGCAGTGGGGACTGGCTGGGTTTAAGGGAAGTAACGAAATTGAAGGTGTGATGGATAAGGCAATCGCACTCTTCACACAAAAGGCTAATCAACCCGAACAGCCCAAGCCGGATCCAGCTATGGAGAAGATTAAAGCTGAAATGGAGATGGCAAAACAAGAACATACAGCTAAGATGCAGCAGGAGCAGCAGAAGTTCCAGCTACAAATGACAGAAATGCAGCAGGAAATGCAACTTAAACGGGAAGAGATGCAAGCGGAGCTTGAGCAGGACAGGCAGAAATTTGCCCTAGAAATGAAGCAAATGTTAATGGAATTCCAAATGAAGATGCAGGAGTTGTCGGCTGAACTTCAGTTTAAGAAGGAAGAGCAGGCGGCGCAGTTTAAATTCAACACGGCCGAGCGGGCTGTAGATGCAGAGGTAAGTGAACATGAGGCGGCGTTACAGGTGGAATCCGCAAACGCTCAAGCAAGAGCTAATAAGTCAAACGGAGGGGGTGAATAGTGGCCTCATTATTATGCCCGATATTCCTGACTTTGTCAGCCCAGTCGACGGGTCAATTGTGCACGGAAGAAAGTCACTTCGTGAACACAATAAGAGAAACAACGTCACGAATGCGGCCGACTATACAAACGAATGGAAGAAAAAAGCGGCAGAACGAGCAAAGCTTTTCATACCAGGGTCTGGGTATGATAGAGAACGGCGGGTACAGCACCTCGTGCGTGCTTATGAACAACATTCTAGGAGTAAACGTCGATGAGTGACACAAATTCGCGTAGAGCAGCGCTTGAAGCTGCGTTTGATGCAGCGGAAGAGGAGGAAACTCCAGAATTGGAGGAAGAAAGTGAAGTACCAAGTGATGACACGGAACAAGAAGGAGGGGAAGAATCTGGCACACCGAGCGAAGGTGAATCAGGAACTGAAGATGCACCCGCAAGTGGAAAACCTCCAAAAGACCCTCAAAAAGTCGAACAAGAAGCTGCAAATCGACAAACTGCCAAGAAGCCTGCAGAAAAAGCTTCTACAACTGTCCCCGCTGGAGCTGACTCAACAGTTTCGGCGGTAAAGCCTCCTCAATCTTGGACGCCAGCAGAACGTGAGCATTGGAATAAGATTCCAGTAGCGGCGCAGGCCGCCATCCAACGTAGGGAGTTGGAGACTTCCCGGGTGCTGAATGAGTCTGCCCAAAGCCGACGATTTCAGGGCGAGTTTGTGGATGTAGTGAAGCCCTTCGCACACCTTATACGTGCGCGCAACTCCACGCCACTGAATGCTGTTAAAAATTTGATGGAAACTGCGGCTGGACTGACCACTGGCAATCCACAGCAGAAGGCACTCATTGTTGCTGAAATACTGGAGAATTATGGGGTAGACATTCAGGTTTTGGATGACGTGCTGTCTAAGCGTCCAGCTAATCCGAATTCGGGTGTTGCAGCCATTCCACCACAATTGGAATCTGCATTGCGGCCCATTAATGAATTTATGGGGCGAGTGGAGCAGGGTCGGCAACAGTATATTCAACAACTTCAGGCAAATGCTCAAACCGCGGTTGACAAAGCGCAGGAACTTCCATTCTTTGAAGATCTAAGAAATGATATTGCGGACCTGATGGAAATTGCTGCAGCGCGGGGCCAAGAACTAACTATTGAGCAGGCACATGAACGGGCAGTAAATTTCAATCCTGAGGTTAAGAAGATTCTTGATCAAAGAAAACGGGCAGCTGCTATTAATAAAGACCCTGCAAAGATTGCACGCTCTAAGAAAGCCGCTGCATCCATAAATGGATCGCCGCGCGGAGGCGTAGGTGGCGATGGAAAGCCCAAATCTCGTAAAGAAGCGTTACTGGAAGCCTGGGATGACCAGACGTAATCGGCTCTTGCAATCCTACAGGCAACCCCTGTAGGATTGCGTATGTGAGCTTTAGCTAGGACCTACCACCCTTCGGGGACAGATCCTCAAGTAAAAGCGGCCAGTAGAGTCGTTTCATTAACTTAGAGGATCCATACGATGGCATTTCCAAATGTCTCCGATATGGTGGCGACCACCATTGAATCTCGCAGTGGCGAGATTGCTGATAACGTCACCAAGAACAACCTCCTACTCACAAAATTGAGTAAGCGAGGTAATGTACGTACCATTTCTGGCGGTACGAAAATTTTTGAAGAACTTTCGTTCCAGGAAAACGGTAACGCTGGATACTACAGCGGATACGACATTCTGCCCGTTGCTGCGCAAGACGTTTTGTCCGCAGCTGAATATGCAATCAAGCAGGCCGCTTGTCCGGTTACGATGTCTGGTCTGGAAATGCTCCAGAACGCAGGCAAGGAACGCATTATTGATCTTCTGGACGGCCGTATGGATGTTGCGGAATCCAGCATGGCCAATCTTCTTGCCGGTGGCGTCTATTCTGATGGTACGGGCACGGGCGGCAAGGAAGTCACGGGCTTGAATGCAGCAGTTCCGTTGGCGCCGGCCACGGGAACCTATGGGGGCATTAATCGTGCTACATGGGCATTCTGGCGGTCTAAGATTTCTGACCAAACAGCGGCAGGCGTTACTTCAGCAACTATTCAAGGCTTCATGAATGCTCTGTGGGCACAGCTGGTTCGAGGCATGGATCGCCCTGACCTTATTGTGTCTGATTCTGTGTTGTGGGCGATTTACATCGCCTCTTTGCAGGCACAACAGAGATTTACGGACCCAGAGACCGCCAACCTTGGCTTTCCCGTCATTAAGTTCATGGGTTGTGACTATGGGCTGGATGGTGGTATTGGTGGCTTCTGCCCTCCGGGCACGATGTTTATGCTGAACACGAAGTATATCTTCTGGCGCCCGCATGCTCAGCGTAACATGGTTCCACTGTCGCCCAATAAGCGATACAGCATCAATCAAGATGCTGAAGTGCAGATCATCGGCTGGGCCGGCAACTTGACGACTTCTGGCGCACAGTTCCAGGGTCGGCTTGACGCCAACGGCTAATAGGAGCACTACCATGACGTATCGTTTTGATGATGGGATTATTGGCTACCCGCCGATTGAAGAGGTTGTAGCTGTTCCAGCAGATCCTCCGAGGGGATTGCCTATCAGTCCCGGATTTATTGCAGTAGCAGAGGATCCAGTTTGGGGTCCAGGTGAATTTGTTTTTGGCCGCGTTAGCGCAGGCATTCGCATTTACGGCGGATGTATGTCCCTTCCGGTTTGGGATGCGACTAATAAAGTCTTCACCTACAACTTTCTGGAATGGACGGCTACGGCTAATGCAGGACGCCCGTACTATATCTGGCAAGGCAATCGTGCCGGTGTGACAGGTGAGTACGGTTGGTTCCAAATGGCGGGCAGAAGCCCACTAAATAGCTCTGCGAGCGTCGCGGCAGGTGTGGCAGTTGGTCACAACGCGACTGGTCAAGGTACAGCAGATGCTGCCACTTTGGGTATTGAGGGTGCAATCTGCATTACACCCGCAACACAGACGGTTGTATCCGCAGGTTCTGGCTTGATTGCTGATACTCGCATCAATCTTGTCAGTACTGATGGGTTTATTATCGGGGGATATGTGTCTGGAACTGGCGTTGGGGCTGCGGCAATCATTTCCGCAGTCAATCCGAACGGCAAGTTTATTCTTGTTACGGTGGCGAACAGCGCGGCTGTGACGGGTAACGTTACGGTCACGTACAATAATGCGACCATTTTCTACAATGTGTTGGAAATGAATCGCATGCACGGAGCTGACGAGGCCTAATCGCATGCTTGTTGGAAGTATGCGGTTCTTTACCGGTGGGCTGCGAGTTTTCGCAGCCATCGGTTCTGCCCCATCGGTCTCATTTATTGGACAGGGATTTGGGTTTTTCAGTAGTGGAGGGGCAATCTGTATAGATACAGATCCACCCTCCACTACTCTTTACAATAAGGGTTTTCGGGTTAATTTGTCAGGGGCCATTTACGGTACGACGGTGCAGTCTGCAACTGATGTTTGGTTTGAGGGGTTAAGGCGGTCTGCTCTTGGGCAGATTATTTACGAAAGTGCTGACGCAGCGTATTTCGTAAATGGTAATCCAATCACAGCAGCGGGGAATTTTGCGGTCAATTAACGACCTTGGAGGGATCTTGAAGAGGTCATTTGCGTTTCTGGTGTTGATGTGGTGTTCAGCTTGCTGGACACAGAACATCTTTAATCCCATTTACAATTCCCCCACTACGCTTTCTGCTACTAACAGTTCCAGCAATGGAACGATGGCCAACAGCCTAAGTGAAGGCCAAGTTAGAGTTTACAATACTTGTTCAGTAATTGCGTTTGTCAAATTTGGCAATTCTTCAGGTCTGACAGCTGCAACTTCTGATATTCCCCTCGCACCAAATTCTATTGAAATATTTTCAGTATCCACAACTTACACTTATGCCTCAGTTATTTTGGCATCAGCTGGCCCTTGCGATGTTTCCTTTTTAAGAGGAGCCGGGCTGTGAAGAAATTTCTATTGGCTTTAATTCTATTAGGCATTGTAGGAACGGCTGGGGCAGTAATAAAGAGTATTGGATCAACCCCCTTTGCTACGGGGGTTCCAAATGCACGGACCCTCAGCTTGGCGACCGCCTACCAAGCAACTGATGTAAATCATCCATCGGTAGTAGTAATCAATCTTACGTCTACTGCTGCGATTACTTTGGGCGGTGGCCAGACCCATAGTGCTGATATTTTAATTGGCTCTACTAATGCAGTCGCGTCTGGTACCGGAACTATTGTTGGAAAATATAGCAATAGTTCTACGGGCACAGTCGTAATTGGCATTGCTATGAACACTGCTTCAGCAACCCCTGTATCTTTCGTATTACCTGCGGGTTGGTTCTTCGCCGTTAGGCAAACTTTAGGAACGATTACTATAACCTCTGCGTTTGATCAATCACTTGGATGAGGCAGTTATGATTAAGGCAAGCACGCTTGGTGCGAATATTACAACGAATGCGGCTGCTGTTGCAACTGCTATTACAGGAACCACGACAGCGGAAGCCCAGGCATTGGGTGATCTTTTGACGATACTTTCTAAGCGGCCAGATCTTTTGTTGCCTGCGCTGCAAATCAGTGCAACAGCAAAGACTGGGGTAAATCTCGGATAATAGAAGTGTACAGGAGTGTTTTATGCGTGCATCCCAAATGGGCGAAGCTTCGATTGAAATGATGGATGTAATTCATCAAAAGCAATCTGAAGCTGATAAGGCTCTTTACGTTCAGTTTAACTATGAACCTCACCTTAGTCAAAGCAAAACTAATCTTGAGGGACGTCCAATTTACGAGGAACGTGAGTACATCCTGATAATGGTTCCGGGCGACAAGGACAGCATTGTCCATCGTCCAATGTCTGAAATGGACCGTGCTCGTTTCTCTGAACGCTACCGAAATTGGAAGAACAAAGTCGGTAACGACACGTCTGAAGGTACACCCCTCAAGATGGTTCCTTGGCTCAATTCTGCCCAGGTAAGGGAACTGGAATACTTCAATTGCTACACCTTGGAGCAATTGGCGGCGATGGCAGACCAACATGTTCAGAAATTTATGGGGATGGTCGGGCTGCGCCAGCGTGCACGAGACTTCGTAGCTGCTGCAAAAGAGCAGGCTCCCCTTGCTCAGATTCGTGCAGAAATTGAAAAGAAAGATGATCAGCTGGCAGCAGCTTTGAAGGCCATTGAAGAACAGAGCGTACGCATTAAGTTGTTGGAAGATACACTCGGTAAAAGTAAGGCAGCGTAATGTCGCGGTACGAAACGGCAGCTACCATCATAAATCAAGCCGCATCTGAATGCGGCTTAACTGCTGTGAGTGACCCTTACGCAAGCCTAGATCCGGCATTCATACAACTTCGTAATATTCTTACATCTTCTGGCCGGGAACTATTGGCGGCCCACGAATGGCAAAAGCTGATAAAAGAACATACGATTAACACTACGACTACTCCGGCAAATCCACTTTTGAGCAATAAGTGGGATTTGCCGGATGACTTTGCTTGGATTATAGATCAGACCGGTTGGACTCCTACGAATGCAGGGATGGGATTGCCCCTCGGTGGTCCATTGACGCCGCAAGATTGGACGTACTTGGTGGCGACCAATCTGGCCAATAGTACGATTTATGTGAGTATACGTCAGATACAGGGTCAATTATGGATACTTCCGGATCCGCCGCCTGCGAATGTTGACATTACATTTGAGTATGTGATGCGAAATTGGGCGACTACTGCGGGGGGTGTTGCGAAAGATTCCTGTACTGCGGCGGATGATATTGTTCTTTACGAGCCAATTTTGGCGATGAAGTTTTTAAAACTTCGGTATTTGGAGGCCAAAGGTTTTGATACGTCTGCTGCGCTTACTCAATTCACCAATGCATTCATGCAGTGGACGGGCAAGGACCTCACTGCCCCTGTTTTGAGTATGGCGCGCAATCGTGTCTTTCCTTACCTTAGCTGGAGGAATGTCCCACAGACTAATTTTGGATTGCCGTAATGTTATTCTCCCCCGGTAGGCGCCCGTTCCCAGTTGCGCCGATCAAGCAAATTACTCAATCTACACCGATACCTGCGCCCCAGAAGGGGATCAATGCAGTAGATGGTTTGATAGCAATGTCGCCTGAAGAGGCGATATTCATGTATAATATGGCGCCGTCTCAGTACGGTACCCGTGTTAGAACTGGATACAAAGAATGGGTAACGAGCGTTGATGTTAATGGTGTTAGAACTATAATTCCATATACCGCGTCTGTATCTGCTAATGATAAGCTTTTTGCGGTTGGGCAAGCCGGATTTTATGACATAAGTTCTACAGGAACTGCGCCTGCACTTCTTTTAGCTTTTCCATCCGCTACGTCCGTGTCTGGATTTGGTATTTGGACTGCCTATACGACTGTGGCAGGCCATTTCAGTTTATACTGCGATGAACAGAATGGATATTATGTCTATACTGAAGCTGGGGCCTGGGCGAAAGTTGCCCTCGGTGGCGGCGCCAATCAAGTAGCTAACATTGATCCAGATCTTTTTGTCGCTGTTACGATATTCAAGGAACGGGCGTGGTTTGTTGAACGTAATTCTGCTCGGGCATGGTATCTTCCAACAGGTTCAATTTTCGGCGCAGCTACAGTATTTAACTTCGGTAATAAATTTAAGAAGGGCGGTACGTTAGAAGCATTATTTAATTGGACAGTGGATGGCGGTCAGGGGGTAGACGATTACTTAGTAGCAGTCAGCTCCGGTGGGGATGTAGTAGTCTATAAGGGAAGTGATCCATCTGTAGCAACTGATTTTGAGCAGCATGGTGTCTGGTTTATTGGCCCGCCCCCCGTAGGTAGGCGGATAGGTGGAAGTTTTGGGGGTGAATTATGTTTACTCTCGAGCTATGGACTTCTGCCGATGTCCAGCCTTGTTTCTGGGCAGCTAGTTCAGGCTGAGCAGACTTATTTGTCCAGAAAAATAACTCCGCTAGTTAATTTAGAAATGTCTTCTACTAGAACAACTCGTGGTTGGGAAGTTAAGTTAATTTCTAAGGAGAATACGCTTATAATCTCAACTCCCAAACGGGAGGCTTTTCCATTCTCACAATTTGCCCAGAGCACGAATAACCAAGGCTGGAGTATTTATCGGGATATTCCTTATCTAAATGGGGAAGAATGGCACGGTAATTTCTACATTGCGGCCGCGAATGGTACTGCATACATCCTTCAAGATAATTTGGACAACGTGAGTCTTAATGGTTTAACTTCTACTTTAATCTCCTGGTCTGTTTTGCAGGCATTTTCTGATGTTGGAGAACCTGGACTTTATCACATTCCCCAGTATGTTCGTCCAGTATTTATTTCAGAACAGGTTCCTGCATATGGAGTTGAAATACATTTTGATTACAATCTTTCTGCTGCTTCTGGATCAATAGTTCCTGGAGGTAGTTCTTCTGGAACTTTATGGGATGTTGGTATTTGGGATCTAAGTTTGTGGGGTGGCGACTTTATAACTGCCGATAACCCCCAAGGAGCTGATGGGATTGGTAGGGCCATGGCGATAGCACTGAATGGACAGTCAGGAGCTGAAACTATTCTAGTGCGCCATGATTTAATGTTCACAACGGGGAACATGCTATGATAGAAGCTACAAATGCGGATGATCTTGCAGAATTTATGTCTGCAACTTCTTATGTTCCTACTCAAAATTTTAAGGGAATAAAGCTCACTACTGTTGATGGGGAATTGCGGGCTATGGTTGGCTATGACTTTTGGACCCACAATGCTGTACAGATGCACATTTGGATAAAACATCCAGAAGCCTACTTAGATAGAGAATTTATACAGGAAGCATTTTCGTATCCGTTTAACAACGGTCGGAATCTTGTAATCGGCGTAACTCCAGGTGATAATAAGCGAGCTTTAGAGTTCAACCGTAAGATAGGGTTCGTAGAGACCTATAGAGTAAAAGACGGTTGGAGTCTTGGAACCGACATGGTCATCCAGGAAATGCGCCTCGATCAGTGTAGGTGGCTTCCCCGGAGGATCACAGCATGAGTTGGTTAAGCAAAAAACTCAAGAAGGTTACGAAGGTTATCGATCCCATCGGTAACCAGTTGCGAAAGCAAACTGGTGGAAGCTACGGGGATCCCCTGAATTTTTATTCTAAACCTCAGCTACCACCAGGGGCTCAGCCAGTAGATAATAGTTTGAAACCCCAGATTGGACAACCTGGACCTACTGTTCGGTTTGGTGGTGCCCCTGGCGGGAAGAATTACGTGGATAATCCATTTGCTGCCCAGATGGCGCAGGTGGCTGCGCTTCGCGGAAATCCTGCTATTGGCGGACCCCAAGCAGGGATGGGGGGACCAGAGCCACTGTCCGGTACTGGACAGCCGTTGTCGCAAATTCAGCCTCCCGCAAAGATGGGAATGTTTCGGCCAACAGGCGGGATTAAAGCTCCCACAATGATGGGATTTTAATGAGTAAAACAGCCCCTGCCGCTCCTGATTACGCGGGCGCCGCGCAGCAGCAAGCGCAGTCTAGCCGCGAAGTAACGGAGCAGCAGACTTGGGCTAATAGACCGACAGTCAACACCCCATTTGGCCAACAAACATGGGAAGTTACTCCTCAGTGGGACCCTTCCACTGGTCAGTATCTGAATACTTGGACTCAGAATACTAACCTTACTCCTGAATCACAGTCTGCTCTTGATTCACAGATGCGGCTCCAACAGGGGCGGTCTGGCCTAGCTGAAAGCTTGCTTGGTCGTTCCCAGCAAGAGTATGGCGATACAATGGATTGGAGTAAGTTTGACCAGTTGGCTGGGACGCCACAGGGTCAAACCTATAGTCCAGAGCAAGTTCAGCGAAATCTAGACACTTCTGGGCTGACGAATGTTGACCCTTCAGAGAAATATCGTACTGATGCAAATGATGCCATCTTTAATCAGTGGGCAAGCAGGGCTGAACCTCAGAATACACGAGATACGGAAGCACTTAGAACTCAATTGTATAATTCGGGACTTAAGGAAGGGGACGCAGCTTACGATGAAGAAATGCGTAAGCTCAGACAATCTCAAGGCGATGCAAGACAGCAAGCTCAGTATCAGGCAACTATTGGTTCTGGGGAAGAAGCGCAACGGATGCTTGGGATGGACGCTTCCACCCGTGCACAGATGTTTGGAGAGCGACAGGCGGGGGGTACTTTTGCGAATTCTGCTGCCCAACAAGCATTAAATCAACAGTTAGCAACTGGTCAGGCCAATTATGGTCAGAACATGCAGTCGGCTAATTACCAGAATACTTTGCGACAACAGCAGATTGCTGAAGAAATGCAAAAGCGCGGATTTAGCCTTAACGAAATTAATGCAATTATCAGTGGCCAGCAAGTCGGTATGCCGTCTATGCCTGGATTTAATACTGCACAAAGATCTGAGGGGGTACAAGCACTGACTGCAGCGGACATGCAGGGACAGCATGATTTGGATGTGTTCAATGCTCAGCAGCAAGCGACCCAAGGTACACTATCAGGTATCGCGGGCGGTGCCATGATGTTCTCAGATAGGCGATTAAAGAAAGATATTGAACCTTTAGGGTTTGATAGTAATGGATTGCGAAAGTACAAATTCTGGTATATTTGGGAGCATGGTGGGGCACCGAACATCGGTTATATGGCGGACGAAGTAGAGAAATTGTATCCAGACGCAATTGTTGAATTTCATGGCTACAAGATGGTTGACTACTCGAGGGTGCCCGGATGGACCTAACAGCGTACGAAGACTCTGACCCTCTAGAGGGATTAAGTGAAGAAGAAATCCAACAATTGATGGAATTGGGGGTGATTCCTTCTGAGCAGGACGCATTAGCTCAACGACTTGCCGAGGCTACCGCAATACGAAAATCGGAAGGCCCGCAAGGAAGGAATTCTGGACGAGTATACACGGCTGCAAGTCCCATAGAGCACGCTGTACATGCCTTTGAAGAAATTCAGGCTAGAAAAGATATAGATAGCTTGACTAAAAAGCAACAAGATCTTCTAGATAAGCAGGTTGCAGGCCGAGGTCAGTTTCTTAGAGCGATGTACGGCAAGAAGCCCCCTATCCCCATGGCGCCCATAGATCCTGAATCTTTCAAAATGCCGACGGTAAATTTCTAATGGACATTTACTCTTCTTTAATTGGGAAAGCCCCTTCTAAAAAAGAAGAGCAGAAGGCGATTGCGGATGCACTTCGCCGTAAGCGAGCGTTTGGTGAACTGGCGACCTTAACTGGGGACAAAGTTCTGCAGCCGTTTGGAAAAGAACAGCTTGATATGGCGGATAAGGCCGCCAAACAACTTCAGGAAACTCGGCTAGCTGATGTAGATAACGACCAAACAGCCGCGTATCAGACAGGTCAACTTCAGCATATGGGGGGAGTGCTTGACGAAAGCATCCGTTCATCTAATATGCGAGATGCTACGACCCGTCGCGGCCAAGATATATCTTTGTTGGCTGCGACGCTTCGGGCGGCAGGGAAGGGAAAAGCACCTCCCAGGCTTCGGGTTTCTGATATTAAGAATCTTCAGGATTTATCTCAAGATATAGGGTCTATGCAGGGGCTTGAAAAATTCTTGGGCGAAGGTGGAAAATTTGGTGCAGTAGAGATAGGTGGAGTTCCTATTCCAGGCAGCAGATCTCTATCCAATGCCCTAGCCTCCAGGGGGCTGGGCAGTAAGGAAGCCAAGAAGTCATTTCTTGCAAAGCAGGAATTTGATAGACTATACACCCTCGGCGCACGTAACCGACTATTCGGAGCAACCCTTACCCCTAACGAACAAACGGCCTGGGAAAACGCCAACCCTTCAATTCGTCAATCTGATGAACAGATTGCTGAAGCCATTCCTATTTTACGCAAAGTTCTACAGCAGCGTTTGAAAAATATGGGCGCGGGACTAGCTAAGGAAGGGTACAACGCGGAAGCAATTGGAGAGTACTCCAGTATCCCGGGCCTAGAACTGCCCGTCGCGGGCGAAATTCCTGGGGAACCCGCTGCCTCAGGTACTCCTGCGCCCGCGACGGAGCAGCCCACTGTACGCCAGAAGCGCATAAAAGAATTAAAGGAGCAACTTGGCCTCTAAGGAGGAAATGGCCCGTGAACTTAAGATGCTTGAAGAACTTGAGCGTCTAGAGGCTGAAGAACGAGCTGTTAGTCCTGTTAAGACCAAAGTAGTTAACAGGGATCCAGTTTACGCGGGCGGAGCAGGGCTAGTCAGCCCTGGCGGTCGTGAAGCAGTACCAACCAACCCCCTTCAGACATTCCGTGAAGGAATTGGTTCTGGTTTGACACGTATGGGCCGAGGAGGTACGAATGTACTTATCAAGGCCCTAAATCGCCTAAGTCCTTCGCTTGGAGTGTCTAACAATATTCCAACCCCCGATTTTGCTTCTGATGAAGCGTTACGCGAACAAGATAGATTGGATGCGCCGTTGACGGGAAGTGCTGAAGGAGGAATGGGCCAGTTTGTGGGGCAAGCGGCGGCTAGCTTGCCCCTGGGGGGCGTTCCTAGAGCCTCTGGGGCTGCTCTAGAAGCCATGCCCGCAGTAGCCCGCACCTTGGCTGGCCCTACCGTGCGTAGTGGCATAGAGGGCTCTATAAGCGGCGCAGCAACCGCCCCCCCTGAAGATCAAGCTGGCAGTGCGGCCCTGGGGTTCGGTTTAGGTGCAGGTTTGACTAAAGCAGGTCAAGCGCTGAAACGCACCGTTGGTGGGTTAGCTCAGCCCGGCGAGGCAGCGGGCCATCTAGAACAATTCGGGGAACAGCATGGTAAAGATATATTCATTCCTGCTGCGCAGGCCATACCTGACACTGCTGATCTACCCAGTCGGTTGGTTAAGACACTTTATAAGGAAGTTCTTCCATTGGTTCCTGGAGCTTCTGGCCGTATCAAATCTCAAGGAAAGAAGTTAGCTGAGGATGTTCGTGAAATCGCCCTAAAGGAAGCTGACTACAAGGGGGTCCTAACCCCTGACGATATTGCAGACCCAGCGGCTGCGGTAAAGAAGTTACGTAAGACAATTGACGACGAAATTAATGATACTGTCAAGCAGTATTCATTTAGAGTGCCCCCACGTTCAGATATAATGGCTAAAATTCAAGCTGGCGTTAGTGATGTTGACGATGTTACAGCCAATAAGATTGCTACCTTGGTGGATGAATCTATTGCCAGATTTAGTTCCAATAAGCCGACTTTGGTGGGAGAGAATTTACTTCGTGCACGACAACAAATTTTAGATAAAACTAGGAAATTGGCTGGAGTTGAGCGGCAAGCCGCAGATGAAGCTGTCAAGGTATTTGACGATGTAATTGAAGCTAGACTTAAGTTAAGTAACAGTCCAGTCATGAAAAAGGACTTGGAGCGCTACATGGCGACCCGAGGTCCTTCTGTAGATTTAGAGGCTTTAGAAAAGGCGACTCAAAAGGCTGAAGTTAAGCGTGGAGCATTTACCCCTGCCCAGCTTGTGAAGTCTGCCGGACAGTCTGGTACTCAAAAACATTTGGGTCAAACCGCGGAAGAAGTGTTAAGTGAGAATTTGGGGAGTCCCAGTCCGGCTGGGCGAATGGCTGCATACAGTGTACTGGGAGGCCTGGGGTATTTCGGAAGCCCAGGTGCCCTCGCTGGCGTGATTGGTGGGGGCAATGCCCTCGCCACGGAATTGGGACAAGATGTATTGTTGGGACGCACCCGCGCTCAACAGGCATTAATAGAAGCACTTCGTAATAACCCGAAGAAAATGCAATATTTAGGAGCCGCAGGTCGAGGCGGCGCGACAGCAGAGGCAGGAGAATAGTATGCCGCTTCCAGAGAAACTTCAGTATGTTATTGATGCACTTCGCAGTGGAAATATGACGGCGGGTAAGCCTGATTCCTCCGGTAAAAAGCCGTTGGATAAGCGGCTTAGGGGCTATCAGCTCTATGTAAAAGAGGCTGAAATGGAAGGTCAGCCTGTGCAGTCTTACGAAGAATGGATTAAGAGCCAGGAGTAATTCATGTCTCGAGATTCTAATGGTAACTATTCCCTTCCTGTTGGAAATCCAGTCGTAACTTTGACTGTAATTTCCAGTAGTTGGGCGAATACGACCATGTCTGATCTAGCCACGGCTATGACAGCCAGCTTAGATCGATCCGGCAATGGCGGAATGCTTGCCGCCCTAAAGTTATTTGATGGCACATCAGGCGCTCCAGGGCTTTCTTGGTCTACTGAAACTACTTCTGGACTTTACCGGGCAGGGGCAGGAGATTTTCGCTGGAATATTGCTGCAACTGAAGTTCTTAAGATAAACACGAATTTATTTCAATACAGCGGCACTGGACCGGTCTTTAGATTTAATGAAACTGACGCAGCTGCGAATAATAAGCTTTGGGATGTTCTAGTTTCTGGCGAACAGATGGCGTTTAGGGTAATAAACGACGCACTTTCTGTATCTACCGTTTGGATGACAATAGATCGAACAGGGACAGTCGTTGATTCTGTGGCTTTAACGGCCACGACTCTTGCTTTGAATGGTGCTGTCACTACGACGGGGGACATAACCCAGACCAGTATTCAGCCAAACTTCTACATGGTTGAAAGCGATGCAGCGGCGAACAATAAACGCTGGCGCTTTGTGGTTTCCTCTGAACAGTTTCAGGGCATTATTCAAAATGACGCTCAATCAGTAGATACGGCTTGGATAATGGTGGACCGCACGGGGACCACTGTTGATACTGTAACATGGTCCGCAGGAAGCCATGTTTGGACTGTAGCTGGGCTGAATTCAGCGCCAAATATTCTTCTTTCTAATACGCTCCCCGTTTTCGTTATGAACGAAACGGACGCAGCGGCGGACAATCGCCGTTGGGTGATGTTGGTTAATACTGAACAATTACGGTGGAGTCTTCTTAATGATGCAAACTCCATTCAAACAGATTTTCTAGCCGTTGATCGAACGGGCACTGTAGTTGATTCAATAACACTGTCGGCTACAGCGCTGTTAACGAATGCGAATATCACGCAAACCAGCACTCAGCCAAACTTTTACATGGTGGAAAGTGATGCCGCTGCTAATAATCAGCGGTGGCGCTTTGTAGTATCCTCTGAACAATTTCAAGGAATCATACAAAATGACGCTCAATCAGTAGATACAACATGGCTGGCAGTAGATCGTACAGGTACGACGGTTGATGTCGTAAACATATCGACACCACTTCTACAAGCTCAAGGTATTCATAACGGAACAGCGCCGACAGGTACGAATAATTACATTGCATCAGGCACCTATACCCCCACATTTACGAATACAACGAATGTTACGGGCATGACTGGTGCAGCCCACCAATGGATGCGGGTTGGAAACGTGGTTACGGTTTCTGGTCAAGCGAGTGGAAGTTCGTCTGCCGGTGGCGCAATAGCCTTTGATGTTTCCCTGCCAATCGCTAGTGCTTTGACTGCTACCGGGCAATTGAATGGTGCAGCTGGGGCAATAGGCGGAACGGGCATTGCTGCGGACAGAGCTGGTCAGGTCTATGCGAATGCAGTTAACGATCGTATGCAGTGCGCGTCCTTAGCGTCTGCAGCGGGTACGATTGGATTTACTTATACGTTCACTTACGTTGTTCTTTAAACAGGAGTATATGGTGGAAACGATTACTTTGGTGATTACAGCGGCTACCCTAAATACCATCGGGGCAGCGCTGCAAGAGCTGCCCTATAAGGTTGCACTTCCAGCTATTACCGAAATTAATTCTCAAGTACAGGCTCACATTGCCGATAAAAAAGCTAAAGTGGAAGTTTCGCCGGGTTAAGGATAAACATGAGTATCACTCGTCCGCCTACGTTGTCAGCTGATGAAATGGATAAGCTGTTAGAACGACTGGCCAATAGTGGTGCTCGTATCACAATGGCGGATCCAAGGGTCACTAGCGTTCAAACATGGCTATTGTCTTCCATTGGAGCCGCACTCATTGTGCTTGCTGGCTGGGGAATAAGGAGTATAGACGAACTTAATCAAACTATGATTAAGGTCGTTACTCAAAACGAGTATAGGGACGCACAAGCTAGAAGAATGGAAGCGCACATTGATATTTTGGATGGGCGGGTTGTCACCATAGAACGTACGAGGGTACGATGATGGAGCAATCTAATTTGGGCGGTAGCTGGGCGTCCCCACAAATAGGGGAACGCGCGGCCAGTGTAATTATGTTGGACAGCGGTAAAGTCGTACCTTTGCTGGTTGTACTTGCCATTCTATGCGGAACGGCCATGGGGCTGACGGCCTTTGGCTTCTGGGCCGCACGGGAGTCCTCAGTAGAAACTCGTATGTTGGAGTACTATGTAATGCAAGTGGATGGTAAGCTGATGCAAGCTAACATCATAAAGCCAGATGAAAGCTGGTCAGCCCAAAAGGCAAAACAATTGAAACCTGAACAGGAGAAGAAACCATGAGCGGCGGTGGTGGTGGACCAATTATTATCGGCAAACTGCTGGAAACACCCACGAATATCAATCCAATTGATAGAGTTATTCTTCAAGATATCCTTGATAGAAATCCTGTAAGGTTAACTAGAGGGGATGCTTTGCGGGTACTGCTCATTCTTTGGACTTATCTTAGGAACTAATATGAAAATTTTAGCGGGAATCGTACTAACATTAATCAGTCTTGCTGCGATTGGTCAGATTGCAAATACAGCAACCATCACATTTACCGGGGTTTCGGCATACATGGATGGCACCCCCATCCCCTCTACAGCTGTTAAGATCTACGATCTTTACCAAGGGCTGAAGGGGCGGACCAAAACTCGGGTAGGTTCTTTTTCTTCTGGTGGACAGATAACTACTGGCCTACTGTCTGGTGCAGAGTATTGCTGGGACGTCGTTGCCATTGTGGATGGCGTGGCATCAGACCATTCTGGGGAGGGGTGTAAGAAATTTAATAACATCCCTGGCGTGGTTGTGATTACGGTTACCTAAAACCCTAACAAAAACAAGCACTTATATAGAGCTTTATAGGGTTGGCAAAAGTGGCCCTCCACTACCGTATTGCCAGGGTACCAAACGTGCCCCAGCGGTCTCTATAAACAGCAGATTTGGCAAGTAAAACCCCCGGATAGGCAATAACCTGTCCGGGGGTGCGTGTTGAGTAATTGTGTTCGGTGCTGGGGGTTACCCTAAGAAGGGGTCCCAAACTTGGCGGAACTCAACTCAGCCGCCTTACCTTCAACAGTGCCTGCCGCTCACACCCTGTCGGGCAGATTTTAAGGGTTTTGGGGTAAAATAAGGGAAGCTATGGTGCGCCATAGCTTCCCTTTCGTGCTAGCCTAAGATCGCACCTTAGCTAGCCTTGCCATAGTAAGTTTCCTTATTCTGTAGAGTATACAGCGGAACATACTCACTACTGCCGTTTTTCGTGCCTGCCGCTCACACCCTGGCAGGCTCAGGGTCATGGAGTGAGATGGACGTTTGGCAACTCCACCTCGGCGTGTAAGCTACGCCCGAGAAATTTAAAATCTATCATCTTTAGTTTTTACACGTTTTCCTGCGACCATCCACGCATGCGGATCCTCCGATTTGAGGCCATCCATGCCCGCGCAGCTTTCAGCTTCTCGCTTGGCGTTTGTTTGGATGCACTCACTATTAGTGTGGGCCGCCGCAAGTTCTGCGTCATTTCTAGCCTTGTCTTTTCCAGGCTGTTCGTGAATGGTAATTGTAACCGTGGCCCATGGAAAGTTGATTTCGATAATTTTCTGAATATAGTGAATGGCTTTCTTAAGAGATTCCAGACCGCCCTTAGCCCGCCATCTAGCAATATATTTCGTAGCCGCATATTCCAATCCCCTTAGATTGTAAGCCCAGTCCCAATGCTGAATTGCCTTATGGCAATGGGGGCATTTACCCTCAGCATCAGGAATGCGGTAGTGATTACCTCCAACCATACTATCATTTGCCTTTTTTCGTGCAGATTCATCATATTCCATTATTGCCTTAATTTGAGCAGCTCTATCTGTGCTTCGGCCAAGCATAGGTTCCGTACCTGTAGTATGGGGCTCCGCTGGCCAAATGACCACCCCTGCTTTTTGAATCTTTGTAACCATTCCCCCTATATGCTCTACGTAAACGTCTATAAAACCCAATTTTTCAGTTCTTGACATTGCATTTTCCTCAGAAATTACCTGGAGCAACTTGGAAACAAGTGTATCCCGCGTGCCGCCACGCATCAACCACTCTTTGACGATCTTCGAGCACAAATAATACCCTGTCGGGTCCACCAAGCGCGTCAGCCCAGAGAGTTTTGAGGACATTGTCTTGGACCCTGCTGTCAGTGGGGCGAAAGGTGATGTCATCATACGGGACATCGTGCTGCTCAAGCCAATCTAATGTTTTCTGTTTAATTCGCTCAACCCTGGCTGTCATAAGGTGAACACGATAGACATGTCCAATTTTGTTGCTGTCATAAATTTGGCAACCGTGAAATTGGCGAAGTACTTGTATGACTGCCTTCACCGGGGGATCTTGGTCGCATAAATCAAAATATTCATCCCACTTCCGGTTATTCGGGTTTTGAAGTAGATGATTTCTGTGTCCATCGGAGCACAACGTACCGTCAATGTCGCAAATTATGATGTTTTTCACGCTGTTCTTTCCTCTATGTTTTTAGCCGGATTGTAATGCCATTCACTCCAAAGTTCACACGCCTTTCGCCAATCGTCTGCAGCTATGTAGGGAAGCCAGTCCATATCACTATTTAACTTGCCCAGACGATCCATATAGTCAAAGTACATCGGCTGGGCTACGTCAGTTAGCCAACTAGACTGATATCTAGTTTTCGGACTATGGATAAAGTTGTAGCATTCACTTAGAAAATCTGCAATGTCTTCGTGTGGTGCCAGAAGCCTGTATGGGGACAAACACAGTTCTTTATATAGATCAGGGCTGTTCCTGGACCCGTACAATTCTGCGAACCGTGGCATCTCAGTATAGACATGAAGGTTGTTGGTAATAACTCGATAGACCCCAACGGGAATGCCCAAGGCATTTGCGATTAACTCCTGTAGTAACGTCATATGGACGACGTTGCTGCCGAGCATTCCCCAGAATAGGTCATTTGACCGATTGCAAACGGTCATATTCAGCCTACCATCAAATATTCTTAGGTAGAGATGCGTATTACACGGCACATCTTTGACATTTCTTCCTTGATCACAGGAGGGATCCCACATACTGATGGTAACCCTCCTACTTTCAGGGTTTAGTTTAAGCTCATCTACCGCACGTAGGATTTGATCATGACCAAAATGTTCTCGCCACCGATGGCCATAGGCGCCATGGTGCATACCATCTAACTCCGCATAATTTCTAAACCCTTTATTGAATTGACTAATCCAATTTGTGGAATTGTCTCCCGCCATCATCCATATGAATTCCATAACATGGAAGTACGGATTGGCCTTTCGCACTGGATCAAACAATACTCTACGAAGCGGGTTGGTCAACTCTAGGCATACAGGTTCCGGGCAAGTAAGTACCGGCCCATTTCTACTGTTTTCAGGCAGCACCCAGAGGGGAACTTTCCAAAGTGCTTCAGTATAGACTTCTGGTGCACTATTTCCGCTGATTGTATTCATGATAGATATTCCCTAATTAGACATTCATAGTTTCGGGCTTCTTCTGTGCGAGTTTGTTCAGCCACTTCATCTCCATCTTTACGCGCTAATCCAGCCATGTCCCATGCTTGGTCCCGCTTACGGCGTAACCGTTCAAGTTGAACATCTCCCATAGGTTCTGCATTCTTAATTGTCACTTTATGTTCCTCATAAAGTCTAATAACTTCAACTCCAACGTATGGCGACGTTCTATCTGTCACAACTTTGCAAAATTTTTCTGCTAAGTCCCTATCCTTAAACTTCACTACTGTAGTATGAACTCCAGCCCCTGAATGCACGCCGTAGGTTGTTATAACGAAGAGTTTAAACATTTCATACTCCTTGATACTGCCGCTTACTGCGGCCTGTACCGAATTTTACCCGACAATATTTATCAAATTCGCACAGGCAATTTTGCAAATCTTGACTATCAATTTGGCAGAATTCTATTTCTACTTCTCCATTATAGGCAAAGCGGCCCCATCCGTTTACTTCATCCCTCAACTTGTCAAAATGTACTTGAAAAGTACGTTCAGACATTTGATTGGCATTACCGTAGTGGTACCATGCTAACCCTCGTATGCTGCCAGGGCCGGGCACGACAAAACTAAATTTGTCCGGAGCCGCGTAGAGCGGGTGTCCCACAGTATTCTTTAGATCCGCTACAATTTGGCCAGCCAGAAAGCTACCAATGCCTGTGATGCGTTGTAGGGCGCCCGCCATGGCCGCGCAGGTACCTACCGCCCCTGCGGCTTTGAGCGCCGGTAGGGCTCTATAAACGTCAGGGAGTAGGTGCTGGCATAGGTAGGTGGCTTTAGGCATACGCATACCGTGAGAGGTAATCACGTAGGCATTGCCCCAGACTTTGAACCCCAACTTAGCCAAGTTCGTAATTGTAGATTCCACTTGTTCTGGTAAAATGCATACATCCCCATTATGATCTGTAAGGCAATCTAGGGTTGGGGGCCAGTTCAGAAAGCGTGCGAGCACCATTGCGTACTCATAAGTGTCCAATCCCAGTTTCTGGATTGACCAATTCTCACGAATCCACTTGGTAACTTTGTCATTTTCTCTGTTAACATTACAGAAATAAGTAGTTTGAAATACTGGGTCACTAGACCAAGGCTTTAAGTGTTCTTGCTCTTTTTCAATTCTTATGGCTTCCCGTTCACTGATCCAGTATTGAAATAGCTCCTTGTAATTAATCATGACACTTCCTTACTCAATATCTCTAGATCGTGCAAAACTTGATTTAATGCGTCTTGATGATTTACTGTCTGAACTCTATACCCATACCGAATTGCATTTTCCATACAAGATTTCACCCTTGGATGATCCTTAATAACATTCTTTGGATCGAAGGGCCGCTCGTCCCCTCGTGCTGCCCGTCTAAGCATCACACGCTGGACACATAGATCTAAGGGGGTATCTAGAAACGCTAGAACATTGTGTTGCTTGCCGAGCTGCTTTTGCACTTCCCCGACCGTACCCAGCATGTGGCTAATCATCAACCCCTCAAAGAAAACGATACCAGGACCAGTATAGACATTAAACATATCGTTATTTGTCATTAGCTCCCGTAGAATGTCCGCAACCAAAGCGACCTTTGGAATTGTGTCGCAGCCACCGCATTGAGTAGCGTACGATCCAATGATATAGAATGGTACACCAAAAAGAGTACCCTTATAGGCTGCGATTTTGGCGCCTAAAAACAGGCAGGGCTCCCCTTTGGATTGCTTCAGCAATTCTCTAGCAACGAACGTCTTGCCGCTTCCATTCGTACCTCTTAAATTGTATGATTTCATGGCCACTCCCGATAGACGACTATACCAATATTGTTAGATATATACTTCGGCATGAGCTGAAAGGCAGAAATGTCTGGATGCTTTCCAAGTACTTCCATCATTTTGTCATTTCCTAAGCGATTATGGTATTTAATCAATAGCTGTAGATTGTGTAATTTGTGAAAGTACTCAACCTTTGGCCCATAATCAACCAGTTCATTATCTGTGGCCAGCCAAATACGAATATGTGCCCCTTCCGTTTCTGCTTCAAAGTAAAGTTCTACACATGGGTATTTCACGACGAATCCTCCATAAAATCGTGGCCCCTTGCGGGGCCACGTAATCACACGACGCGTGCTTGATTAGCTTGCGTTAGGAGTGCCTTCAGTAACTGGCGCCGTGGGTTGGGCCGGCGGCGCTGCATCCTCAGGCTTCGGAGCCTCGGGGACTTTAGCCACTGCCGTCTGCGGGAAAGTTTCACCCGTGGTCCAAACAATCTTAATCAGACCCCGGCGGGACATGACCCGCAAGTCATGGCGATTGCCACCCGCCTTGTAGAATTCATCAACCGTGACATTCGTACCGTCTTCCTTTGCCTTGGCATATTCATATGCCTTAGCAACACCGGCTCGCTTCGCGGCTTCTGCCTGTTCAAGAATGACAACAACCTGAGCATCAGCCTTAATGCCATATTCATATTTGCGGGGGCGGGGGGAGCCTGCACCCGAAGATTCCTTCGGCACCTTGGCGGCCTTGGGTTCTTTAGGGGCCTTCGGGGGCTTGGCTTCCTTAACTGGAGTCGGCGTTAAGGTCGCCTTGGGCGTCTTCTTAATGCCACCGACAGGTGGCGTCAGATCTGGAACTTTCTTAGCTTCGGTCATCACAATCTCCTGATTAAAATTGGTGGACAGCCTGAACCCAGCCCGCTGCCCGTATCTTGCATCTTCACTATAGCAAGGACCATTACTCAATGCAAGGACGTTGGTGGCAATTGAGCAAAAAGATTTGTCTCTGGATTTAGAAGGCCCACACGAAGTCCCGGGGGAATAGATGCCACGAATTCCTCAGCCGATATTGGTCGCAATTCCCTGAATGGGCCTAGTAGAAAATCTACACCAGCGGAAGTGTGGGATTGAACAAATATTTCATGTTCAACCAGCGTAACGGTTAGATCATATTCATGAGTCTGCATAGTTTTCTTCCCGATGCTTGTGAAGAGCGCCTAAAAGCCCCTGCTGAGTTTTATCTTTAGAAGTTAAAACCCGCAGTACCTTTTCGTCTAGTGTACCACTCGCCACAATGTGATACACAAAAACATGCTCACTCTCCTGCCCCTGACGATATACTCGCGCAATAGCTTGATCGTAGTATTCCAGGTTCCATGTGATGCCAAACCAGATGACGTGATGGCAAGACCCTTGCAAGTTGAGGCCGTGGCCCATAGATGCTGGGTGCCCAAGCAGACGGGGGATGTTACCCGAATTAAAGCTATCGATCGTACTGTCAAGTTTCTTGTCCGAAAGCCCAGAGCCCAACACTGGCATGGGACCCAACCTTTCAAGAATACGGGCTCTATCATGATCGAATTCGTAAAGTATAAGACACGAACGACCTTCCAACTCTGCAAGTAAGCTTTCAAGTGCATCCAATTTTTCATCATGAAATACGACATATTCTCTACTTCCTGTTTTTTTACCTACTGGAACATAGCCCCCCTCCTTAGAAAGAGTGTTGTGGGACCATTCAGCCTCTACATCATGGTAAACGGCCCCGTTTGCTATTTGACGACACTTTACGCCAGCGACCGCAGCATTGGCTGCGACAATATTACCCTCTTCCATTGCTGTTATGAACAGTTCTTGAACGTCTAGATATTTTTGCATTACTGGCTCGGGAAGGGTTACTCGAATGTCCCGATACACTAGTTCTGGCATTTCTAGATAATCTTCCGCGTTCAACTGCAGGATCAGGGGGCTGATCTTCTCCACTACTTCCTCGAACGCTCCCAATCTCGGCTTCCAGTCGTACATATTGTACCCCGACCGAGCAAAGAAGTTGCTCCGAAAGTGCGTAATGTAGCGTCCCAATGAACGCCCCAGATCGAGTATATAGATCTGCCCAAAGAGATCCTCTAAGCCGTTCGGGGCCGGTGTTCCGGTTAGAATCCAGCGCCTCTTGTATTTCTCTAAATGCGGCTTTAAGAGTTTGAATCTCTTTGTCGTTGAGTCTTTGAACTTGCTGCTTTCGTCCACGCACAGGACGTCGAATTCCGGGAGCTGGTATTTTCGTATAGGGTCGAATAGCCATAGCAATCCTTCAGGATTTATGATATAAATTTGAACATCTTTCTGAAGATTAACTTCCTTCATATCCCCGTGTAAAATCGTGTAGGATAGTTCCTGAAAGTCCTCCCACTTCTTTATCTCGTCCGGCCACACTTTCAGGGCTGGGCGGAGGGGTGCAACGATCAGCATCTTTTTCACGAAAAGCTTGCTTAACAGAATTTTGAAGGTTGCCAGAACAGTTGATGTCTTCCCCAGCCCCGGATCCAAGAAGAGGCCTGCCGACCCCTGGGAGAGGAGTAGTTGTATCGCCCTCATTTGATATGGATGAGGCTTCCAAGGACGCTTTGAGAACATTGATGCCTTCCAGTACGGAGTCTACCCAGACGGCTGGGATGCCGCGTTTCGTAAGTTGTTCAAGCCTATGGTATTGAATGGGCTCGGGTTCTTCCCCAGGCCGCTTAAATTCCATGAAGATAGTGTGGCCAAAGGGGCTTATGAATAAACGATCTGGATACCCGGCCTCAACAAATTTTACCTTGGGGGTCAGAAATCCCTCTCTTTTCGCCCACTTCATTACCTTTTCTTCAATATCAATTTCCAGCATGACCTTCTCCGCAAAGTGTCGATTTCTCAGCCAATGTCTGTATTTTTGATATCGCATCATCAATAAGACATTCTAAAATTTCTATGCCATGTTCAGCAGAAATTGCTACTACAGGCCACTTCCCGCCGCAAATACACTGAAACTGTCCAGTAAGGAAAAAGTATTGTCTACCATCAATCCACCTTGGCGCGGATAACCAGCATACCATAGAGTTTTCACACTGTACTTCCATGGTACCATACTTTGATTTTCCTAAAATCTGCATGGCCCACCTACCTTTTTAGAATATCCACACCAAATACAGCGATGGCTGGGGGATGGCATAAAGTCTAAATCTTTTTCAACTTCTTCCGCCCGCTGGCGCCACATGGTTTGAAGATCCTTTGCTTCATCTTTATGAAATGAAACCACTACATTCTTTCCTAAGTCTAGGTAGGTGTGAGTACTACGAATTATACGAACTTCTGGGTGTTCTGCAAACACCATCGCCGCATAAAGGCGCTTTTGGTCAACATGATCATCGTAAATTTTACCAGTCTTCCAATCGTAAACTGCAATTTCCTGTGGATTTATGATGTACTTTAAGTCAAGTACTGATCGCATAAATGCATCTGGATCTTCAAATCCCACAGGTTCCCAGTTTCGGTTAACTGCTACCTTGTGTTCTGGGTAGCAATCTGGACCACGAAGTTGGTCCAGCCATGTTTCGTACTTATCTATTTCTTGGGGCAAAGGAGTTCCTAGTTTCAGCTTATCCTCGACCGCCTTATGTAGATTTACGCCTCTTTCTGCTGCTGACCCCTTCGTCTCCGGAAGGTTTAGTATATACCGGAACTTGTACTTCAGGGCGCACTTCTCGTGCGTTGTTATCTTCGTTAGGCTGAAACTCATTTGTAAACTCCACTGTATGCCATTTTGGATTTGGCGCTTCCGACCATTCCAGCCTAACTGGAAATTGTGCGATCGATGTTCCCTCCATTTGGCGGACCCCCATTAGATAAAATTCCCCAACCTCCGTTGTTAACGAATTAAGTCTTACTAGGCGAATTTTCATCTGGTATACCCTCAGGTGTTGTCCAATGCGTATGTAATTTTACTCCAAATGGCTTGAAGTTAAACCATGCATCCCTCCGCGCTAGTGTACTCGCATAAATAGACAGGCACCCCATAAGATATTCGGCCAAAAGAAAATCTGGAGTATTTGATTCATTATCCATGCTGTGCCGATTTATTAGTTCTTGCAATTCTTGCATGAATTTTGCTTGCTTTTCTATTTTCATATAAATTCCTCAGTTATCCATGACGCCTCTACCCACACCCCGTCCAGTAGACGTATTTTTTCCATGAAATTGATTTTCGTAATCATTTCTGGATTCCAGCTTATCAGTAGACTTTAAATCTTGCCAATTTTCGCCCATAAATCCTTCAGACAGCATCGGTACGTCCAGCCTGTCCTTTTCCATGGATTGTTTAAGTGTCCGCATACTTTCATATGCGTGCTCCCTGGGGGCGCTGATGTTTATTTCATCGTGCACTGTCGCTAAGAAGATATCGTGCCATTTGCGCGTGTCTTCCCAGTCTGCAATGCTTTCTTTCGTTTGGTCTGCCGCACTTCCTTGAATGAGGTAATTGAGCAGCTTATAAGCGAAGTCCCGAAGTCTTCCATCAATTTCTTTTGGAGGTTCAGAGTAATAGATTCTACCACCCCACGTTCGAACTGGTTGACCTGACTGGCCTCGCAACTTAACGTCACGTTGCAGGCTAGAGACACCCGGCATAGCCGTAAGGTAAGCAGATTTAATCTGCGCGGCTTCGTGAACTGGCCGCCCAAGCTGGCTTGACAAGCCTGGAGCTCCTGTTCCGTAGATGATAGAAAAGCCAGTGATTTTAACTTCGGGCCTGTCATAGACTAATCCTACGATATTAGCAATCAAATCTGCTGCCATTTGGTGTGGATCTAGATTTGGGTTGAGCCGGTAAGCTGTTGCAAGTGACCCATCTTCAAAGTGCGCGAGTATTCGTATCTCTTGAGAAGAGAAGTCGCGCTTAAGCCACACATGTCCTTCTTCAGGAAGACAATACCGCCGCATGAAGGGCAGTGGGTGTAGCCCATCGGGGACTGCCAAAGGCGCTCCAAATTGATCTTTAAACTCAGTGGGCACATTCTGAAAGTTTGGACTGTCAGATGAGAGGCGGCCGGTGCGGGTGCCTTTTTGGCTGAAAGGGTTACCCCCATTTTTCGGTTGTTTGACTTGGTTCCAGTTAGGGTGCAGGCGGCCATCGGCTTCGCTAAGAGCCAGCCAGGGGCGCATGAAGGTTTGGAGGCAGGTTTCGAGCGCACTTTTATACTCCATTAAAATCTTAACTTCCGGTATGACAATCTTAAGGTTGTCTTTAGACATAGATCGTTTTTTGGATTTGGGGGTAAGTACCCATTCCGTTACAGCCCCTGACCGTTCGAGAGCGTCAGCAAAAGACGACTCGTCACCAAGGTCGCCCACAGAGCAGCCCAAACTACCAGCAAGGCTTTCAGTGGCAACCTCCAAGCACGTTCCGTAAACCTCCGTATGATATTCCAAAGTATTTCTATCAATACGAATCCCACGACGAGTAGCGTTGACGAGCGTAGGAAAATTGCGGCGTTCTCGGTCATACGCGGCCTCCATCCCTTGTTCAACTATTTTTGCGTGAAGTAAATCAAAAAGACCACGGGTACGAACCACATCCCCAACAGCGTAAGGAGCCACCAGATCACCAGGAGCCTTAGATATGAATGCGCCAGCTGTTGCACGGGTCGCACCGGGAACGTTTGCAACGATCCAATCGTAAAGTTCTGACTGTTCAATTGGAGGCTTTCCAAGGTATCTTTCAGCTGATGGTTTAAGACTGAGAGTTGTGCTGTAAGGGTCAGCCAAAAACAAAAGATACATAGTATCGTGAACCCGACGCCAACTGTTATCCATCCAATTCCAGCGGGCGTTGCAAAACGCTGCGTTAAGAACGCTGAGGTCGAAGCCAGCATTATGAAAAAGTACATCTTCCCCACTGCTAACGATTTTTTCGAGATATTCATGTGCTTTACTCCACGAACAATTCCGTTTGGAACCTTTAGGATATTTTGGATCTCCTACTTCAAATTCTGGATGCCCCCAGTCTAGATAAAAAGGTTGTTGGCCTGGGATCAGAAAAGCACAACCGACGGGGGTAGGTGGCGATACAATCGGGTTGCCTACAATTGCATCCGTTTCAAAGTCAATCGTTATTGGGTTTGGCATGAAGACTCCTGAGTTGAGGCAGTTTCTATTTGCATTTCGGAGAAACTGCCAAAGAACGCGGTGGCACTTAACTCAGCTCCCTAGTGGGGTACCGACTACTAGCTTCTCCCGTTGCTTTAATTCCCGTATCGGCCTGAGCCTACGCTATCCCTGGTTACGTAGGGGAGCATACCAAGTAAGCGGTGCAATCCATTCTACGTCACTTACTTAATCAGGGAGCTCAATACTTTGCGGTTTTTGAATTAGTTGGCTTTTCCACAGATTCCGAGGCTTCATAGGGCGCCAAAAGAACCGTGGTACTCATGTCCATACGCGACATAAGATCTGACAGTGCCTGTGGATCCTCCACTACCCCGAGGGCCTCGAATTTTACTTCAAATTGGGTCTTGACATTTGCCACCACAGAAATACACGTCAACATGGCCCAAGGCGGTCGGCGGTATTCGCTTGCAATGCGATTGACATAATTCGCCCAATTACGAACGGATGTAACGGGACAGGTGAGGGATGCCATTTCAGCCTTCTTTACGCCTCCTTGTTTCACGGCATCCGCCGGCAACAGCGTGAACCGACGTCCCGCCTTGCAGTCCTTTCCCCTTCCGCCCTTACGGTCGCTGCCCCACTTAAAGTTTTCACAAGTTTCGCAGGTTTCTGATTTTGGATCCCTGGAATCTTCATGTGGCTGCATGTCCTCGCCCGTAAGGGACAGTGCGAAGCAAGCCGGGTTGGCGGGGTTATTTGGGTCAAACTCCTTTTCGTACCATCGGTGCTCAAACGCGCTGCCCATAATGATACAATCTAGCTTATTGCCCGGAATGGCTATGCCCTGGTAGGACATAATGCCCGCACGTAGACTAATTTTAGAGAGCTTAGGGCGTTCCGTGGCAGCGATGGCGGTAGCATGCTTAGCCAGTTCTTCATCCCACTTTACGGGCAGTGTATTGGCTGAGTCTTCAGTAGTCATTAGTTAGTACTCACAGATTAAGGTGTAAACAACGTGATGTCTTCAACCGGAAAGGCAACGACACCTGGAATTTGAAGTTTGTCCTCCCATCTAGAAATAATTGCTGAATCAAGCAATCGCTTTTGCAGCAGATCAAATTCATTTGTGATTCGTATATAGTTGTAGATTTTTTGCCAGTCACTAGCTATCGGCTTGTCTTTCTTAGAATAGTTAGCTCCGGAATGTGTTGCGCCAACAGAGGTCACCTTGCCTTCAGCCATGGCTTTAATTACTAAAGCCTTAAGCTTCTTTTCTTCCTCCTCCAATTTATCCACTTTATGCTGTTCAGAAAGGCGCTTTCTTCTAGCAGCGCCCCATTGATCAACCAGTTGCATTAGTTCTGATGTTTCCATGATTAGGTCCTGAATATAAGGTGGCCCCAGCCCACCTAGTATGGCATGGGGTGTATCCTCAAACAAGCTCGCCCGCTTAATCCTCCCAAGGAAGTTTGGAGCTAATTTCTATTTCAACTTCCAGGCGTTGCTGCTCACCAAGGTACCGTTCGTCCGCTGCTTTCCCCTTCTCCAAGTTGTCCGCCCTCTTTGCTTCCTTCGCCAAATTCAGGTCTAAGGGGGACGACGTGGGTAGAGGGCCGAACGGGGTTGGGACGGATTTGCTGACAGGTGTATACTTTATCGTCATAACGAAAACCCCCAAGCTGTTCGCAATCAGAAACTAGATTTCTATGAACTGTTACGGACGTTAATTGAATGGCTAAGTATAGCCCTGCAGTTCCTAGAAGAACTACTACCAATGCCTTCATAAATTCAAATTGATCCATAAATCCCCCTAGGCATCAAAATTGCCGATAACCTCTGCGTATTCTACACGTTTACAAACTTCTATCAACAACTTCCCCGTAACAATACAGATTGTGCAAATGGCGGGTGTATATCTGG